CGACCTCAGAACTGCCCGCGGGCTGCACGACGCAGCCGTGCACCTGCACCGAAACATCGGTATACGTGTCGTTGCCGTAGGCGTCAGGCTCGGCCAGCACACGACGCAGAAGCGTGAGCGTCTGCGCATACGGAAACTGATGCGTAGGTACTCCGCCCGGATTGATTTCATTTACTGTCATATCCGTATCGCAATCGTGCCTTGCTTGCGCCTGAAATCTGCGAGCGCGGTAGCCATGCCCGCGTCGAGCAGAGCAGCGTTCAGCCCTGCGCCGCTGGTGCGCCGCATGCTGTAGCTGTAAGCCCCGACCGATTCGGACGCCAGCGTGGCGCTCATCGTCGGCGTGGACAGCTCTGAGATGATGGCCGTGCACAGCACGGTAACGGCTTCGTTCGGCGGGTCGTGGTATCCATAGCTGTAGACAACTTCATACGAATCTGAATACCAGCCGACGTCCTGCCACATAGCAGGCAGGTTGATGACACCAGATTCGTACGGCGACGGAATCGTTATCTTGTCAATTCCATCGAACACATACCAGTTGATGCCCAGATCCATAATGCTCGGATTGCCCGACTGCCAGGTAACTGAGCTGATATTCCACACTGGCCGATTGGGCAGCTTGATCTCGCCGGCGTCAGCCACCAGTATCTCGGCCATGTCAGTTTCATAGACGAAATCCTGGCGGCAGTATCGTCGGATAATGGTACTGCCATCTCGCAGCAGCGCGTCAATGCGCGCAGCTTCTACCTGATTTAGATTACGACCCAGCCGGTCCACGATATCGTCCGGCGTTGCTAGCGTCGGCAACTGCTCACCGATTCTCATGGCATCCCTTCCCGGCCAGGTCGTAATCCGTCCCTGCTCCGCTAGTCGTCGGCGGAACCCCGACTGCGGCGTGGCCGCACTGCCTTCGTCTGCTCCTCGTGGAATGCCCGCTGCGCTTCGGCCGCGGCCGATTCCTGCGGGTTCTCCACAGCCAGCTCCGCCTCGGCCGTAGCGGCGAACGTGCCCGTGTACGGATACGGCGGAGCCTGGATGACGTTGATCGCGCTGGCCGCTGGCGGAGTCGCGCCGACCGGCAGAATGGCACCGAACGGCCACCGTGCGGTCGCCGTGCTGATGTTCTTGCCAGGCTCCATGATGGTGACCGGGTTCACCGTGGCGTAAGCCAGGCGCATCGTCATCCGCATGGCGACCGCGTCCTGCTGCATGAGGTTGAGCTGAACGACGCCGCTGCCATCGGAAATGACGCCCTCGGTGAACATCTTGAAGCTGATGTCCGACCGAATGCCGATGATGGACTTGGTGAAATCGCCCATGAGGAAAACGGCTCCGGTGGCACCGGATTGCCACGAGCCATTGTTCACCTCGCTCATGGGATAGCCGTAGAGGCTGCCGCCAGGGCTTCCGCCCTGAAGGTCCGGCTCGTAGATCGGGACGCCCTGCGCCGAACGCAGACCGACCAGATTCCAGTTGGAGCCAGGTGCCGCGGCAAAGCCGTTCACCGTGTAGCCGGACTGCGCCATGAGCGCGCCGAGCTTGGTCACGTCCTGGGCGAGGTCGACGCCAGTGCCCTGCACGACGAAATGCTGCGATTTGCCGGCTCCTGGGAATACGGCTTCGCCCCATGTCGTAGGCTTGTTGATTCCCCAGAGAACAGCGGAATCAATCAGGTTGCCGACAGCCTCGACAATGCGGGGCTTGACCTCATTCCACAGAGGCACGTCGGCGTCGTCGAGATAAGCCTCCGGAATGGGCACGATGCAGGCCAGTTCCTCGACCACCAGCACCACGTTCTTCCATGCCTGCGTGCTGGTCTGCTTGAGGCCAGCGTCGCCGGAGACCCAGTAGGCAACGGGCAACACGTCCAGCACGGGCAGCCGTTGCGTCTTGGCCGAGAGGGTCGTCTTCTTCATCAGCGAGAGCGCGGCACTTGCCTTCGGCGCTTCCTGAATGATATCAGCCGCCAGCGGCTCCGGAACGAGCGGGTCACTTCCGGTCGTGGTTCGGCTGACGTGCGTATTGTACGTCGGCACTTCTAAGCCCTTTCTGCTTAGCGATTATCGAGAAGTTGCCTGAACCATTCATCCGGGCTGGTCGCCGTTCCGGCGCTAGCTGGAGCTGATCCTGGACGCATTGATTCGACCGGACGTGCGCCCGAGGGTGGCTGGCCGTTTCGGCCTGCCATGCCAGCGGTCATTTCCTCGAGGCGTCGCGTTACTTCCGCCTCAATTACGCTGGCGAATACCTGCGCGGTCTCGGCGATTTCCTCCTCCGTGCCGGAGCCGAGGTAATCGATGAGTTCCATTGGCAGGTCGTTTGCCGCGGCAGCCATCACGCGATTGTGCATGGCCAGGGCTTGCGTCGCCCTTTCCTCGGCATCCCGCTGTGCTGCCTGAGCCTTTTCCAGCTCAGACATATTGGCCTGCTCGATTTCGCGGAGCTTATCGGCAGCCCTTGAGTTCTCCTTTGAGCGCTTCTCCCACTTACGGGATTCAGCTTTCCACCGCTCCAGCTCTGCGGCTACGTCGGTGGATTCGGCAGCCTCAGTGCCCTCGGATTCCGTTTCGGTTTCCTCGACACTTTCCAGGTCCTCTGCCGTTTCGGCAGCGGGCTCGGCAGCCGTCTCGCTCATGATGCCTCCCTGTATGCGCGTATTGTACTGCGCCATTCGCGATGGCGCTAGTGCCTGCTTACCTGCCCTTCTTGGCCTTTGCCATTGCCTCCTCTACTCCAGGCGCATGGCCAGGCCATCCGCCAGTGGCTCGCTTGTGTAGATTCGCGACAAGCCCGTTCAGCATCTGCGGCGGAACGTACTTGGCCAGCAAGCGCCGAGCGCGATCGAAATCACCTGGCACTCCCCATCTCACTTTGGCTGCGCCTGCACCCTCGGTCCAGTAGCGCTTCAGCCTTTCGGTGCCAGCTACTCCCTGCGCTGATTTCTCCATTGTCCAATCCCATGCCTTCCACGACCATATAAGCCACTTAGGAATCCTCGGCTCAGCTTCTGTCATACAGCCTCCACTAGAAGCGTGCCGCAGGCACCATCCACTGTCCGGCGCTGGCCAAGCGCGCTATTGATAACATCTACGCGATACCAGAACGCGCCAGATACGCCATTGTCTGACGCAGGTATAGAGAACTGCGACATGAATCCGCCCGGATTGCTGTCGTCCGGGTAAACATCCGATTCGTAGGTAAGCGTGGACGGATCAGTGTCCAGCGTGTAACGGCTGTCCTTGTAGATGAATTCCGCGCCGAGCCCGGTATCGTCAGTTATCTCAGGGCCGAAGCGCACCTGCACCACCACGTCATTTCCCTGAGGGAACCAGATTGAATACATATCCATTATTTGACCTCCGCGGTAACACGCTGGATATTCACGTTAGAAGAGAATCCGTTCAACTGCACGGCAGCCGAGGGCACTAGTATCTTGACAGATGCGCCAGCGCGCAGCACCACCAGCAAGCCCGAGGGACCGGGCAGCACCAGCACTCCGCCAGTCACCCGCGGCGGAATGGTGCCTGGCACGAATGGCGGCAGGACCCAGCCATCACCGCCGGATACCGTTACGGCAAGCCCGGACAGCACAGCCTTCAGGACAAGTGTTCCCGAAGCATCGCTGGCGTTCGCTGCGCTACCGGCCAGGGCAGCCCGCTCGCCTATGGTGCCAGCGGCCGATGAGATGGCCGCTGCCGTGCCGGCGACCGCCAGCCTGCCCGTTACGGTGCCCGCGGCCAGGCTGGCGCTTACGCTTGCGCCTGTCAGCGCCAGCAGCGCGGTAACAGTGCCCGCGGCAGCGCTGGCGCTGGCCGCGCTGCCCGACAGAACCGGGGCTCCGCCTATCGTGCCCGCTGCCGAACTGGCGCTGGCCGCAGAGCCAGCCAGCTTCATGATAGCGACAAGGGAACCATTCGCGCCCGAGGCAGTAGGCGCAGAGCCTGACAGCACGGCATTCGCGCTGATTGTTCCGGTGGCTGTGCTTGCGGCAGGCGCAGAGCCGGCGACGGCCATGGTCTGCTTTACTGCGCCAGTGGCCGCGGAAACTGTCGGGGCAGAGCCGGCGACAACCCATGTCTGAGCTCCGCCAGAAATAGCCACATTACCGGAAGCAGAGGAAACTGTCGGAGCAGAGCCAGCAATTACTAGCTTAGCGGTAATGGCTCCGGATGCTGTGGACGCAGTGGCGGA